GTGACAGGAGATATAGATAAGAAATTAAGAACTATTGTTGGAGATAATCGTTGGGAAATATGGGCGGATAGTGCTGAACCACGTCTGATAGAAGAATTATACCGATTAGGATATAATATAAGACCGGTAGTAAAAGGAAAGGATAGTATTAACTTTGGTATTCAAGTACTTCAGAACTATACAATCAACATACCAAAGACTTGTCAGAACTTAGTAAATGAATTCTATGGATACGAATGGGAAGTAGACCGTTTCGGTAGACAACAAGATAGACCCATAGATTATGGGAATCACTTAATCGATGCAGCTCGCTATGCAGCAATGATGAGGTTATCGCAGGTAGCAACTGCTAAAGGAAAATATGTAATTAGAGTACGATAAAATAAAATAATATGGAAGATAAACAATACCTACAAATAGGAGAAGCTCAAATAGATGAGAAAGCAGTGCTGGAAATGGCAGCATACATTAATCACTTAGAAACTGAGAATGGAAAGATAATGGAAGAACTAAAAGCTTCTAAAGCTTATTTATCTGCTACAATACAACAAAGAAACTCTGCTACAAATAAGTTGAGGACAGTATTGGAAAATAGGATTAACACAATTGATATCACAAACATACCAATACAATCAGCTGAATTTGAAATGGTAGGAGAACTAATCAATCCTGAACAATGGGCAGTACCTGAAGGGAGAGTAATAACAACACCTAAATCAGATAAAAAATAATATGAAACAAGAGATAAAATTAAAAGTACCTACAAGTTGGGAAGCAGTAACACTTAAAGATTACTTAGCATTAAGAAAAGATATGGAAACATATAAGGATGAACCTGAAGCACTAACAGCTTGTCTATTTCATCACCTATGTAAGTTCCCAGTACAATATCTAAACCAAATGGATATAGATACCTATGTAGCAATCAAAAGAGATTTAGAAGGTTTCTTTAACAAAGCTGACCATCCTTTAAGAAGATTCATCACAATAGATGGAGTGGAATATGGATTCGAACCTAACCTATCTAATATGGCGTATGGTGCGTATGTTGATATATCAAAGTATGAAACAGTAGGTGTAGATGAGAAATGGGCAGAGATAATGAGTATCCTTTATAGACCTGTTGTAAAGAAGCAAGGAGCTCTATATGATATAAAGGTATATGATGGTGAACTATATGCAGATAAGTTTATGGATGTATCAATGGATGTACATTTTGGAGCACTTTTTTTTTTCAAGAGTTTACTCGAGGACTTGCAGAAAGATACCCTGAACTCTTTGATGGAATCGACGGAACTTCCTCGGAGCATCAAATCAATTTTGGAAAAAAGTGGCGTTCTTACTCATCAATTATCCAACTGGCACAAAACGATATCTTAATGATGGATGCTGTGGTAGAAGAACCATTAGAGAAATGTTTACTATGGTTAGCATACCAAGCTGATAAATTCCAATTAGAAGATATAATGCACAGACAAGCGATGAAGAAGATACAAACATCTTAATGTATTATTTTTTAGTTTCAGATTGTTAAAACATAAAGTAATCCTATGAAGCTCAAAACGTATCCCGTACCTAAACCTAAAAACGAACCAACTATATCGTTAAGTTCGCCTAGGAAAGGTAATAGAATGGGTTGTTTATGTAGAAACAAAAACACTTATTCAATTAAATGTTGTGATAAGACGATGGGAGCACAGGGTATCGGTCTAATTTATAAAACTCCATAACATGCCAACACCAGCTAGAAATCAAAACCAAAGAAAGAATTCAGGTATTTATTTCGGTCCAACTAGAGGTAGAGCAATACCGAAGAATAGACGTAGAGGTTGTTTGTGTGTGGATTCTGACATATACTCAAGTGAATGTTGTGAGGGAGCCTTAGTTAATCAAACAATAGGTCAAACCCAATCAGCAGTAGTAACGAGAGGAGCATTCAGTAGTGGATTTAGTAATGGATTTGATATAGGTAATATATAAAAATATATAAATATATAAAGAGATGTCTCAATTAAATAAAACACAGTTAGCAGCTGAAAACCAAAGTAGTTTCCCAAATAATAATGTAGGGGCTATTACACCAACGTTACTTAGAGAATTCAATACTGACATGATTGATTCTTTGGTGGACGAGAGTTCATATAATATTGATTCAGCTTCACTATCAGGTAGTGTTGCATCAGTACAAAACCAAGTTAATTCATTAGTATTATCCGGTAGTGGTATAATAGTAAGTGATGAAGGTACAGTATTAGGAAGTGTAACACAAATGAATTTCATAGGACCAACATTAGCAATTAATGTGACTGGTTCAATGGGTAACATTTACGCTAACACATCTGGATTAGCAACAACTGGTTCAAATATATTTGTAGGCAATCAAACAATAAATGGAAACATATCAGCAAGTGGAACTTTTACAGCTTCATTAGCACAAGGATATGCGTGGATAGGTGGAGTAGGTAACGTTTCTAATTTAGTAGCAACATCTTCGTTCATAGCAATAGGTACTTCAGGTACATCTGGTACTTCTGGTACACTTGGTACTGCTGGTTCATCTGGTACTTCTGGTACACGTGGTACTGCAGGTAGTGGGGGAAGTAGTGGTAGTAGCGGTGTTAGTGGAACTTCAGGAACTAGTGGATTAAGTGGTAGTTCAGGTTCTTCTGGAACTTCAGGAACATCTGGTGTAAGTGGTAGCAGTGGTTCAAGTGGAACGAGTGGTACTTCAGGAACATCGGGTGTTAGCGGAAGTGATGGAACTTCTGGAACAAGCGGCACATCCGGAATCTCTGGTACATCAGGTTCTTCAGGAAGTAGTGGTACAAGCGGCTCAAGTGGTACAAGTGGTATAAATGGTACAGCTGGTAGTGGAGGTTCATCAGGCACATCAGGAACATCAGGTGTGAGTGGTAGTTCAGGAAGTAGTGGAACATCAGGAACGTCTGGCGTTAGTGGAAGTGATGGTTCATCAGGAACAAGTGGCACTTCAGGAACAAGCGGAGTTAGTGGCTCATCAGGTAGTAGTGGTACATCAGGTACTAGTGGAACTTCGGGTGTTAGTGGAAGTTCAGGCTCATCGGGTACATCAGGAACATCTGGCACTAGTGGTACATCAGGTATTAGTGGTAGTGATGGTACAAGTGGGACTAGTGGAGTAAGTGGTAGTTCAGGTTCTTCTGGAACAAGCGGCACATCAGGTGTGAGCGGAAGTAGTGGAACATCAGGTACTTCAGGATTATTATCTTTGACAGGTACAACTGATAATGGTGTTATTACTTTAAATGGAAGTGCACCAAACGGAACAGTAGAAAGCAATTTAACATTTGATGGTAATACATTAAGTGTAACTGGAGATATAAATGTAACTGGAGCAATAACTGCTTCTAAACTATTAGTACAACAAGAAACATCTTCAATAATATATTCATCAGGCTCAAATCAATTCGGTGATGCATTAGATGATATACAAACTCTTTTTGGTAGAGTAATAATAACAGGCTCTTTAAATGTTTCTCAATCCTTTACAGCTTCTTTATCAGAAGGATATGTTTGGGTTGGTGGTGTTAATAACATATCAACATTAGCAACCACATCATCATTAGTATTTAATGGTACTTCTGGTACTTCAGGAACATCTGGTGTAAATGGAACATCAGGAATCAATGGTACGAGTGGCATTAATGGAACTTCTGGTATAAATGGTACTAATGGTACAAACGGAGTAGATGGTTCTGCAGGCACATCAGGAACATCAGGTGTGAGTGGTACAAGTGGTATTAACGGAACAAGTGGTATCAATGGAACATCAGGTATCAATGGAACATCAGGTATCAATGGTACTTCTGGTTTAGACGGAACTTCTGGTGTGAACGGTACATCAGGAACAAGTGGTACATCTGGATTAACAACAATATTAACAATAGCAGATGAAGGTACAGCTCAAGGTTCAGCAACATTCTTAAACTTTAGTGGAAGTGGTGTTACTGCAACTGTAAGTGCTGGTACAGCATCAATCATAATAAGTGGTGGAGGTAGTGGAGTAGGATTTCCTTTCTCTGGCTCTGCACAAATAACAGGCTCTTTAGGAGTAACTGGTTCAATAAATCAATCAATAGGTGTATTTAGTGGAAGTGTAATATCAAACATATATGATACATTCACAACTGTACCACCTGTAACGAATGTAATAACCCTTCCATCAGCTTCTTATGGAGAATTACTTGCATCTGGTTCAACTGACCCTAACACAATGTATATCATTAGTGGTAGTAATTTAACTGCAGGTTCTTCTGGAACTTCTGGTGTTAATGGTACAAGCGGAGTGAATGGTACATCCGGTCTTAGTGGAACTTCAGGTCTTAGTGGAACTTCAGGTCTTAGTGGAACATCCGGTCTTAGTGGAACATCTGGTCTATCAGGAACTTCTGGAGTTAGTGGGACTAGTGGTGTGAATGGTACTTCTGGTATCACGCCATCATTAGGATTTGCTTCTGGTTCAACTGATATTGGAACAGCAACTTATCTATTATTTAGTGGAAGTGCTGTACAAGCTCTTACAATTACAAATAATACTGCATCCATCACATTGGCTGGGGGAGGTGGTGGAACTGGTGTTGGATTTCCTTTCACCGGCTCGGCAATTATATCTGGTTCATTAATAGTGACTGGAAGTATTTCGGTAACCGGTTCAAACTATTTAAGAAGTGGAAGTAGAAGTGGAAGCTGGGTAGATAACTTAGAGGATACATTTACCGATGTACCAAGAGTAGAACATATTGTATCTTTAACATCAGCATCTTTAGCAACATTGATTGGAGCAGCAACAACTGACCCTAATACATTATATATTGTAACAGGTTCATCATTTAGTGGTGGAACTGGAGTAGGATTTCCTTTTAGTGGTAGTGCATTAATTACAGGTTCATTAGGTGTGACTGGAAGTATTTCTGTGACAGGAAGTTATCTAATTACATCACAATCATTTACTGGTTCATTAGTAGATAACGTATCACCAACAACTACAAGCTTACCTGCTGTAAGACACGTAATATCAATTACATCAGCATCTTATGCAGCATTAGGAACTAAAGACCCTAACACATTATATGTTGTATCTGGTTCTGCAATCACTGGTAGTGCAGGAGTTTCAACACCTACATTCCCATTCACTGGTTCAGCTATTATCTCTGGTTCATTATTAATTACTGGTTCATTATTTGGAAATGTGGTATCAGCAAGTATATCATCACAAACTGCATCAATTGATTTTAATGCTGGTAATTTCTACACATCATTGGTATCAGGTTCAACATTCTTTAATATCACCGGTGTAAATCCTGGTGAGACATGTAATTTATTATTAACAACTTTTGCTAAAGCAACAGCATCATTCTCATCTAACGTTAAGCAAGTGAGTGGAAGCCGTTACTTACCAACATCTGGTAGTAGTAGAATTGATATATTAAGCTTTGTATCATTTGATTCAGCAAGTATTTTTTTAGCTAAACTACAAAATTTCGTATAATATGTTTGGAGCATTTGCAAATCAATCAGCACCTATATTAGAAGATGGTATTAACACTTATGTTGATGCCGGTAATCGTTCATCTTATCCTAACGCTGGAGCAGTATGGGGTGATTTAAGTGGATTAGCTAGAAACGCAACACTAGTTAATACACCAACCTATAATGGTTCATTTAATGGTGTGTTAGATTTCAATGGTAGTACTCAATATGCAACTATTGCACAATTACCTGCTACATTCTTTCGAGGAAGTTTTACATGCCAATTTTGGCATAAGTTTGATAGTGTGGTTGAAAGATGTTTATTATCATCAGGAACTGCATCAAACAATAATGGATTACACCTTATTGTAAGAAATAACACTTGGATATTTGGTATGTATAATAATGATATGACTATAAGTTCACCTGTTCCAGCAACTGGAAAATGGTATTTTACAACTTGGACATATACTAGTATATCTCCATTTACAAAACAATTTTATATTGATAATGCATTGATTCAATCAGGTAATGGTAATGCTTTCGGCGGCAGTGGAAACAATGAAATCGCAAGAATTGGGTGGGGTAGTGATAATGTTTATTATTTTGATGGTATGATGGGATTAGCACTAATATACAATAGAGTACTTACAGCATCTGAAATAAATCAAAATTATCAAGCAACAAAAAATAGATATGATTTCTACTAAAATATAAATTATGCCAGAAGTATCACAACAAATCTTTTTAGGAAGTACTGAAGTATTTGGAATTCAAAATGAAAGCTGGGTTGGTATTAATCCATATCAAGCATTTTCATTTGATGCAGATGCACAAGCATTTATAACAGCAACTGGAATATCAGGCACAAATGCAACTGCAATTAATAACTTAGTATTGGCATTAAAGGCTGATAACTATTGGAATGGGTTAGATGCAATTTATCCTATGATTGGTGGAACTGCAACAACAAACAAATATAATCTTAAAAACCCATTAGATACTGATGCTGCATTCCGATTAAGCTTTGTTGGTGGATGGACGCATGATGCTAGTGGAGCAAAACCTGATGGTGTTGCTGGAACTTATGCTGATACATTTGTAAACGCTAGTACAAACTTAACCACATCAAATGGTTCATTCTCATATTACTCATTTACTAATAACGCAAATTCAGAAGATGTTGAAATTGGTGTAAACACCGGAGCTGCAACTACTGATGAATGTTTGATAGCGTTAAGATGGACTGATGGTAACCAATATGGATTCTATTCACAATTAGGCGGAAGTGGAGGAGCACATGGTTCATCAAATGGATTCGCTATTATAAACAGAACAACAAATGTGGAAATGTGGAGAAATGGTACGCGTGTTATAAATTTAGCAGGTGGTATGGCATCAATGCCAAATAGAAACTTCTATTTAGCAGCACAAAATAATGGTACTGGTACAAATAGAAATAGTAGTAGAGGATGTTCATTTGCAACAATAGGAGATACACTTTCTACTCCAGCTACATTTTCAACTATTGTAAATAACTACCAAACTGAATTAGGGAGAAACGTATATTAAAAAATAAGATATTATGCCAATATTTTTAGGAAATCAAGAAATAGGATTAGCATCATTAGGTAGTATACCTGTGAATAATATACAACAAGTTGCTTCTGCTGCTGCAACTATACCAACTACTAATTTAATATTTTGGTTAGATAGTACAACTTTTACAACTGGAAGTTCTACATGGGTTTCAAATGAAGGATTACAATTTAGTGGTAGTTTTACTGGAGCAACTCCAGTTCAAAAGAGAACTGATAATGATGGTATTGTAAATTTTACAACATCATCTGCTATGAAGATAGGTGGTAATGCTTCTTTAAATTATACTGCATCAAATTATACACTATTTGTAGCAAATAGATATACAGGCTCATCAGCCGATTACCATGGTAGATTATTAGATGGTGATACGAATAACTGGTTAGCTCCAACTTATGGTGGAGGAGGTGGAGGTGGAGCTACTGAATATCATTCTGCATATTTCAATGGTTCTTCATTTATTATTCAATCAGGTTCAATATACGATACTCAATGGAGAATATCTACTGTAGTAAGAGATATACCAAACCTATCATCATCATTCTATGTGAATGGTGTATTAGCTGCAAGTGGTGCTAATAATGCTACTACAAACGGATTTAATGGATTGGCAATTAATAATGGACAATCCGCTAATGGAACTGTAAATCCAGGTACTGGTGAAGTAACACAAGCTGATGTAGGAGATATCCTTCTTTACAACAGTGTACTTAATCAATCACAAATTGATATTGTATATAATATATTAAAAATAAGATACGGATTATAAATAAAATATTATGCAAACAGTCTATATAGGAAGTACATTAGTAAACGATGTGATGTTAGGTTCACAAAGAATGGATGATGTGTTTACACCTCCAGCTGCAATAAATGCTGAATTCTTAGTTGTAGCATCTGGTAATAGCGGTGGAGCTGCTTCTGGTTCTCCAACTAGAGGTGGTGGAGGCGGTGGTGCCGGTGGATTACTTAGTGGTAGCCTAATAATATTACCAAATCAAGCTTATAAAATTCAAGTTGGTTCGAATGATGGATTGAATACAGCGTATGATTCATATATTACAGGAAGTAATTTTTATAATGTTGCAACTGCTGGTGGTGATGGTGGTACCGGAAATGGTACTGATGTAAGTAAAGTTGGTGGAAACGGTGGTTCTGGAGGTGGAGGTGCTACAAATAATAATGGTGTTGGCGCTGGTGGAACTGGTATAGTAGGTCAAGGAAATAATGGAGCTGCTTCTGTAACAACAACTGGTGGAGGTGGTGGAGGTGCTAATTCTGCTGCTTCTGGTGGAACTGGTGGAGGTGGTAAAGCATCTTCTATAAGTGGAGCTTCAGTAACTTACTCAAAAGGTGGTGATGGTGCAACTCCAGGCACCGGTGGTAGTAATGGAGTTAATTTTGGAGATGGTGGTGATGGTGAACGTGGTGATGGTGTTGGTAATGCTGGATTTGGTAAACAAGGAGTAGTGATATTAAGATATAGAGGAACTCAAAAGTTTACTGGAGGTACTGTAACAACTGATGGTGATTTTACTATTCATACATTTACAGCTAATAACCCTCAAGACGCTCCTCTCTTTACACAATACACAATAACGTATAGTTAATCAATAAAAAAAGGTTTACAATTGTTAAATAATAAAACAAACAAATAATATGAAATTAGAAACTCAAAATTCGTATGTAACCAATCCTCAATTCGTAGGTGGAGTAGCAGTAACCCCAACAGGTTCTTCTGCATTTAATGCATTTAACGCAAACAATCCTCAATTTGGATTTGTAGCTGGTGGGTTGTATGTTGGAAGACAAGGAGATATAGTTGTTAAAACTTATGACCAATCTGTATTAACTTTTGTATCATGCTCTGGATTTATACCTGGTATAATTACAGCAGTATCTTCTTCTTCAACTGCACAAAACATAATCGCATTTAGATAATTTATATGCCAACATTAAATTTAAACTATAATATAATAGAAGTTCAACGAAGAAAAGCCGTAGGACCATATCCAATACAAATGGAATATCTAATTGTAGCTGGTGGTGGTGGTAGTGCAAATAAGACAGGGGCTGATACTGTAGCAGGTGGTGGAGCCGGTGGTTTTATTACTGGTTCTTATTGCTTTTCTCCTAATGAAACACAAACATTTACTATTGGAGCAGGTGGTGCACTACAAACAAATGGAACTAATTCAACTGGATTTGGTTTAACTGCTATTGGAGGTGGTTTTGGTGCTAGAAATATTGGTGGAGCTCTAACTAACGCAGGAAATGGTGGTTCAGGTGGTGGTGGTATTGGTGGTAGTTCTTTTGGTACTGGAAGTGCTGGACAAGGATTTAATGGTGGTAATAGTGGAGCAGGTAACTTTGGTGGAGGTGGTGGAGGTGGAGCATCTGGAGTAGGTGGCACATCTACATCAAATTCAGGAGCAGGTGGTGCTAATGGTAAACAATGGTTAGACGGAGTTTACTATGCAGGCGGCGGCGGTGGTTCTGAATATCAAAATGCTGCAGCTCCTTCAGGACCTAATGGATTAGGAAGTGCAATTGGCGGAGGTGGTGGACCTGCTGCTGGTGGTACTACTGGTATTGTAGCCGTAAGATATCTTACAGGTGAAAGAGTTGTTGTAACTAATGGTAGTAGTGTTAATATTGGAAATTTCACATATCACTATTTCACATCAGGCACTGGTTCAATTCAATTCATTGGTGATGAACAACAAGACCCAAATATTAATCCTTGCCCTTAATAAAAAATTACTATAAATTAATAAGTAATTGTTAAATAATTAAAATACAAATAATATGAACGCAACACAAGTACTAAAAAAGATAATGACAACTTTATCTCTAGCAAAAGAGGAAGTGTTATTTACTTACGCAAAACTTGCTGATGGAACAATCTTAGAATCTCCTACATTTGATGTTGGTGAGATGGCTGAAGTAGTATCTGAAGATGGAAAATCTCCAGCTCCTGCAGGCGAACATGAATTAATCTTAAGAGATTCTGAAGGAAAAGAAGAAAGAATTAAGATTATAGTGGATGCTGAAGGTAAAATTACTGAAAGAGAGAATGTTGAATTAGGCGAGAAAGAAGAAAAAATGGAATCTATCGCTGGTGATGACATGGGCGATGACGAGGAAGTTGATACTGAAGAAACTGCAGAACCTATTGATGAAGATATGAAAAAGCATAATGACATGAAGAAAGTAATGGAAGATATGACTTATCGTATTGAAGAATTAGAAAAGAAAATGCAATCAATGCAAGATGTTAAGGAAGAAGAAATCTCTGAAGGGAAAGAAGCTGAGAAAGTAAAAACAGAACCATTACCTGGTGATGTGGCTATGAAAGCAGTAGAGCCTGACGAAGATAAAGAAGAACTTCCTAAATTGGACGGAGCACCAATTGACGAAAACGCACCAAAACAAAACGGAGTAAAATTAAATAAGAAACATTCTTTGGTTAATCCTCAGAATTCTTTCTTATCAAAATTATATAAATAAACTAAACAAAATCATTTAAAAATGAGAAAACAACAAAATTTCACACAACCAGCAATCACTACTACTTATAGTGGTGAATTCGCAGGGAAGTACATTGCGGCAGCGTTGTTATCAGCAAAAACTTTAGATAACCAATACATCACAATCTTACCGAATGTGAAGTTCAAAAGTGTTATCCAAAAGATTGATGTTAATAGCATAGTAAACGATGCATCTTGTAACTTCACAACTTCTGGTACTGTAGCTCTTACAGAGAGAATCTTAGAACCAAAAGAACTTCAAGTAAACCTTGAATTATGTAAGCAAGAATTCGTAGATTCTTGGCAAGCACTACAATTAGGATTTTCTGCATTCGATGAAATTCCAAAAGATTTCAACGATTTCTTAATCTCTTATGTTGGTGGTAAAGTAGCACAAGCTACTGAAGAATCAATTTGGAGAGGTACAACTGCAACTAACGGACAATTCGGTGGTTTGTATAACGCATTATCTTCATCAGTAGTAGCTGGTGGAACTAACGCACCTGTAACATCATCTGTATCTGGTTCAGTAACTTCAGCAAACGTATTATCAGTACTAAATTCATTAGTAGATGCTATTCCGCAAGAAGTTTACGGAAAAGAAGACTTGATGATTTATGTTCCAACAAACGTAGTTAAAGCTTATCAACAAGCATTAGCTGGTGGAGCAAATGGAGCAAATGGTTTCAACAACCAAATGAACGTAGGTGAGAAACCTTTGAACTTCAATGGTATTGAAATGGCATTTTGTCCTGGTCTAGCTTCTTCTGCTATCGTAGCAGCACAAAAATCAAACTTATTCTTCGGAACAGGTTTATTGAGTGACTACAACGAAGTAAGAGTATTAGACATGGCTAACTTAGATGGTTCTCAAAACTACAGAATCATTATGAGATACACAGCTGGTACACAATATGGTATCGGAACTGACATCGCTATCCATAAAAACTATTAATATATTGAATGAATAATGGGAGGGTGTAATTCCCTCCCTCATTCTAATTTATTAAAAACAAAAACAAATTAACTAAAAAAAACTAAAACTATGGCTTGTAATTTAACATTAGGTAGAAACGAACCTTGTAAAGATTCAGTTGGTGGTATAGCAACAGTATATTTCTGTAACTATACAAGTTCATTTGGTGCAATAACCGGTTCAAACGATACCGGACTAATTACATCAATTCCAACTGGCTCAATAGTGTACGCGTATGACCTTAAAGGAAATTCTAGCTATACTGAAACTGTAAACACATCTCGTGATAATGGTACAACTTTCTTCTCTCAAGAATTAGTTCTTAACTTGAAGAAATTATCCAACGAAATGACTACACAATTGAAGTTGATGGCTTATGGTAGACCTCAAATCTTTATCCACACAATGGCAGGTGATACTCTATTGGTAGGACAAAGAGAAGGTGCAGATGTAACAGCAGGTACTATTCAGACCGGTGCAGCATTGGGTGACCTTTATGGTTATTCAGTAACCTTCACTGGACAAGAACAATTCCCAGCTCCATTCGTATCTGGTTCTACATTCGGTAACCCATTCGGCAAAGTAAGCTTTGCTCCAATTATCGTTTCCGGAACAAACGATTAATCAGTATAGAAAGAAAATAATTAAGAGGGTAGCACTAAGTGTTACCCTTTTTTATGCTCATCACTATAATTGTTTCATAAATTGTTAAATTATAAACATAAAGACGAGATAATGCTTACATACTACTCATCAGGAAGCAACGTATTGACACTAAGAGTACAACCTACTGGTAGTTCAAACCTTACTTTACATTTGCAGGATATGATAACTTTGGTGAATACATCAGCATCGTTATCAAATTATTCTTATGATGCTTACGAAAGTAAACTATCATTCACAGCATCACAAGTACCTACATTAGTATCAGCAAGTGTTGCTACTGAATATAGAGCATCCATTACTGATACTACGTGCTCAATATGGCATGGTAGTATAAATGTATTTACATCTCAATCATTGGATAAAACAAACTACGTTAATCAAATACCATTAGAAGATGTGTATATTAGTAACGTGACAGATAATGAATATATAATTCTAGACTAATATGAAATTAAATCAAAACTTTAGTGTAGTTAATCTTACACAACAAGACATCCCAGTTATAACCGAAGATACAAAGACAAGATACCAATGGGTGCCGGTAGGCGTTATTGGACCTGATGATTTCTTCCAAAACATAATAGATGCATATAATAATTCAACAACCAATGCAGCTTGTATTGAAGGTATTGCTGATTTAGTATATGGTAAAGGATTGTACACTAAGAACAAAGGATTTGAAGAAACTTTAGGTAAGTTAATACCGCAAGAAGAAATTAAAAGAGTAGCTTTTGATTTGAAACTAACTGGTAATGCTTGTTTCCAAATTTATTGGAACGATGACCATACTAAGATAATCAAAATGTATCATGCTCCAGTACAAAACTTTAGAGCTGAGAAGCTATACGATAGCCCAAAGATTGAAAATTACTTCTATTGTATTGATTGGAGTGACCATAAAGCACAAAGAAATAAGAAAAAGATTCCAGCATTTGGTACATCTACTGAAAAGATGGAAGTACTTTGGATAAAGAATTATTCACCTGGCAAATACTATTATGCATTGCCTGATTGGATTCCTGCTTTACAATTTTCATTTGCTGAAGCTGAATTATCTAACTTACATCTTAACAATATTGAGAATGGTTTCTTACCATTAGTGATGGTTAATATGAATAATGGTATTCCAGCTCCTGAAGAAAGAGATACTATTGAGGATTTGATTGAGCAGAAGTTTACAGGTACTAGAAATGCTGGTAGATTTATGATTTCATTTAACGATGACCCAGAAAGAAAACCAACAATTGATGTTATTGCTACTGATAATCTACATGACAAATACAAATACGTTGCAGATTACGCACAGGATAGAATCTTAGTTGGACATAGAGTAACATCTCCACTTCTATTTGGTATCAGAACTGTATCTAATGGATTTAGTTCTCAATCAGAGGAAATGAAAACAGCTTATTCTATTTTACAAACGATGACGATTAATCCATTCCAAAACCTAATTATAAACTTCTTATCAGAGGCTTTAAGTGTAGGTGGATATGAAGATACTGAATTATATTTTGAGCAATTAACTCCATTAGTAATTCTATCTGAAACTGCGGAAGAAACAGGACAAACTGTTGACCAAGTGCAGGAAGATATTAACGAACAATCTGAAAACCCCGCTGAAATAGAAGATAATCCATCATCAGTAGATGAGAATATCCAAACGGAAACTCTAATGGATTATTCAAAATCTAATCCTAATTTTTCTAAGAACTTTGAAACATATAAAAAATAATTGATATGGCATACGCTTTATTTATAACAAGAAACGATATAATCAAAAACACTCCACTTCAAGGTTCTATTGATGCGGATAGATTATTAAACTTTGTAAGAACCGCACAGGACAAATACATTCT